ATTAATATTAATATTTTGTGATGAGTAGTTACCCAGTTCTAATATTAATTTAGCACAGTTTAATCTTACTGAGTCTTGGTCTGAATGTAATAGGTCTTCAAGTACATTGATTGCTTTACCTGATACGCCGGTAATCTTTTCTTCATTAATCTTTCTGATTTCTTTTTCGTATTTCTTTTTGAGAACGTATCCCATTTGAGATGGGTTCTTATTATACCCTGCTTTTTGTGCTGACTTAGTTGCGTTAGCTAATGTCTCTCCACTTGTAAAATATTCTACAAATAATTTTTCTTTCTTCTCGTCTGCTACTCTCATTCTTCTACCCTCTTTAGTAACCATTGTTTAAGTTTTTCTAGTTGATTGTCCGGCACTGGTACATCTATCCTAAATTTAATCCAAGACTTATCCAATACTAAACTACCATCTATATCTGTCCCCTCTTTATCTCCTGATATGTGAGATACAATAGTAATTGTTTTATCATTCTCTTCTACTATTAAACCTAAAGATATGCAATCTGCTAGTTCAGGTTTTAATTCTTTAATGTCTGTCCACCCTTGTGTAGGTGTAACAGCGTCTTCCCAATTTAAAAATGTTAGAGTTGGTATCATTTCTTATTCCTTAAAAAGTTTAGATAATCAGCACCCTCTTCTACTTCCCAAAATACTTTGATAAAATCAGGGTGGTCTTCTGTTACATAAGTATTAAATACAGCAACAGCACAAGCTGACATCATCTTACATGGTAGGTTTAATTGCTTTGCAAAGTTATCATACTTCTTGTAGCTACCAACTTGTACGCAGTGCATAATTTTATCCGAGTTCGCATCTTTAATAGGACTGTAACCGGATACATGTGTATGACCTGCTATAAGTAAGTGGTCTCTTGCATTGAACAATGCGTGTTTAACAATACCATGAGCTGTATTGTACATTGAATGTCCTCTAAAATTATGAGAACAATTTACTTTGACTTCGTGTTTAGGTAATTTAATTTTAAGTCTTGCGTTATGGTTAGAATATACAGTCTTTAAGGGTTTGCACATCCAGTTGATTGGGTCGCCCTCCATAGCCCACATATCATGGTTACCTGCTACTATAAATATATAAGGTGTAGCACCTACCAACCACTCTACTAACTGCCATTGCTGTTCCCCATTGGTAGTTTGGTCTGCCCATAATCCTGCTAACTTACCACGCCTAGCCCAGTTGTTAGATAAATCTCCAACAGAACAAGCATACATACCATCTGTTTGATTAACTATATCTATATGATTTCTAAGTGATACCCAATCACATCCATCATCATCAACGTGTGGGTCTCCTTGTATATATAATCCAATAGGTTTCTTGTCATCTATCTTTATGTTGATAAATTTTTCAGACTTTTCTCTTGCTTCTTTTCTTTTGAAGACTTCTGTTCTTGCATTGATTAGTTCTTCAGTAGACCAATCAAGATTCTCAGCTTCTTCTAATTCGTAATTCTTTATAATTTTAGGACTTACTGTTTTCTTTTCACAAGTCCTGCACTTCCATCTTTTTCTTTGTTTATGAGTACCACATGTACCCGATTTGATTAAATGGGTTGAATCACAATGAGGACATTGTAGTGCATTACCATCATCATCTCTTTGTATGATGCCAACTTTACTAAAGTTACCACCACTATTATGTATCTGACCACTCATTTATTTTCTTCCTCGTTAATTAAATAATCTAAGTACCAACGAGCTTTCTTTAAATCAGACACAGGTGTACCCTTATACGGAAATCTAGTAACATATTTTATAATGTTACCACGAACATAGTCCATATCCCATGACCGTATATACCTAGTAGTTTCAATCCCCTTTGTGTAATGGGGAGGATTACTAATAAGGTCTTCTTTCTTCTTGCTCATCAATCTTATCCATAACTTCGTCCCAACTTATTGGTAGACAATTAAAGAATACTATACCACCATATTGGTAGTCAAGTCTATTCTTTATGTTGTCCTTAATACTGAACCTAGCATTAGGTTCAATCGCATGGATTGCCTTGATGATTTGCATTTCCCTCTTGGTATAAGGGATGTTTGCACTCATAGTTATCTCCTATCAGTTTAAGCATATAGCCATCTAGTGATGTAATATGACATAACCAATATTAGTATAAACTCTAAGACAGATATCTCCGGTCTTAGATATTTGGTTCTTATCTTACCTAATAAGAACTTCATTATCTTTATCATCTCATTAATGGATTACTATTTCTAGCTTTTAAATCCTCTACTTGTGATTTGAGTATAGATAATTCTTTTTCTAATGGGGTAATATCAGGTACTGATTTAGATTCTAGCACCTCAACCCTCTGTATTAACTGTCCTTGAAATACGAATAGACTACCAAGACTGATAGCTATTCCTAGTATCCCTGCAATTACCTTGATGTCCATAGTCTGTCCTCGTATGTTTGGTTTGGATAAATATTTCTGATATCTACATAGGTATTGTTTGTATATGTACCTATATCTATATCAACTATATTTGGTTGTATAAATATATCTGTGTTTACTTTTGAGTAACTTGATATCTTGTTGTGTTTCTGCATAACCTTAGCTACTATCATTTGTGTAGCTTTGAGCTGACCATCTATTGTTTTAATTTTATCAGCTACCTTAATAGATATTTCTTCTATTGTTAGTTCGGTTTCAATACTCCCACTCTCGTTATCGACTTCGGTTTCTTCTGCGATAACATCTCCGTTACTTTCATTAACTTCTGTATCTCTTTCTGTTTCTTCGATAGTTTCTGTTTCATTAATTTCCTCCACAAGTTCTTCTTCAATAGGTGCTTCTACTATTTCTTCAAACACTTCTTCAATAGCCGGTTCTTCTATAACCTCTTCTATTATCTCAGGTTCTATCATAGCAGGAGCTAAGACAATAGTCTCCTCAATAAATTCTTCTTCTATAAAAACAGGTTCTTCTATGATTTCAACCATAGGTTCTTCAAAGATAATCTCTTCAATAACAGGTTCTTCGTAAACAAATTCTTCTATATATATTTCTTCTACGATTTCAGCAACAGCAGATATATGTTGTGTTTGTTCTAATGATAAAACAACAGGGTCATATTCCATGGTAACTGATATGTTATCTACGTTTGGTCCACCAAGTCTTCCTGTTGATGCGTCTTCGCCTTTAATAAATATGTTGCCATAGTAACTACCAGTACCTGTATATGTTATAGAGTCAGTAAAATCTACACCATTAATACCTGTTACATCTGTTCTTGTTTGTGTAGTCGTAGTTAATACCTGACTATTATTGTCAAGTATTGTTAAGTCTATTCTAAAACTGTCAGCATCGCCACAGTTAGGACACCAAGAACCTACACCACCCTCACCATTTTGTACTTCTACTGTAGAGTTAAGAGTAATACCGTTGTCTAGCATCTGAGTTGTAATATCATCTGATGTTAAATCAAATGTTTGTTCTATAGACCCACTGTTTCCAAACTCAAAGTCATGTCCTCCCGGACAGCAATCACCTATAACTTGTGCATCACCTGATGTAGTCCAACCTGTAGTGCCGTTGTCAAACGTACCGTTAGTAATTAGATTTGCTGAAGTGTATGCGTTTGCCACTAGAGGTAGCATTAACAGTATCAAAAACTTTTTCATTACCTAGTTCTTCCCATCTTTGTTTAGCTTGTTCACCGATTAATCCATCTATAGGACATGGTGTTCCTGCATCCATCATTGCTTTCCATATGTCTTTGTCTTGACATATTAATGATATCGCTGCAACTTTCATTCCTAATCCATTTAATAGTTTGGCTCTTTGTCTTTGTTCGCATTTTAAATCATGGTGATATGTTCCAAGACTTGTGCTGAAACCAATAACGGTCATGCCAATAGATAGTGGAATGACACATGACTGTTGGCTATACACAGACATAGCAGGTGCTGTTGCACTATTAACGGCAGTCTCTTGGTTAGTGCTATTGCTTGTTGAATTAGTTGTAGTATTAGTTTGACCACCCGTATAATTATTTGTGGTTTCTTGTGAGTACCCACCGGATATAGCTGTGTTACTTCCTGAAGCATTTGTTTGACTGTTAGTTGTAGAACCATTAGAAGTTACATCCGATATAGCATCTTCTATTGCATAACCTAAAATAAAAATGCTTAATATAATTATAGCTAAATATAATCTTACCATTTTTTACAACTCCAATATCTAGCTGTTAGTTTAGATTTAGCAGTATCACACTTGTGTCTTGCTCTAAACGATTTGCGTCTTGATGGTATGTTCTTTTTAATCTTCATGTTAGCATCACCGAATCTGATGAGCTTAATCTTGTCTCCCTCTTTAGCTAATACAGCAAATTTTTTACCACCTTTGCGTGAGTTCTTTGGTTTGTTATATCCTGAAAATTTTTCACCTGCTCTTTCTATAGCCATGTTATCTCCTTGTTGCAGCAGAACCAAAATAAAATCCGGATATCGCTGCTAGAAAATGTGTATCTGCTGTAGTAATTACTATCCCGCCGATACCTTTAAATGCTGTTACTTCTTGTGTGCTACCAAATATCCACCATCCCTCTTTGACTTGGTCAAGATACATTAAGTGTACCTGTACTGATGGGTCTAAGAATACTGCCAGTTTAGGTAGGCATACTATAAAAAATACTGCAAGTAATGCCATCCATCTTCTTGTCGTAGATTGATACTGACTGTTATCTTTTCTTGCGTCATTAACTGATGCTCTTTCTATCTCTGCTCTTTGCATAAGATACTTCTGTTGGTCTGCCGAATCTTTAGATTTCTGTGACCATATAGATAGTAGTCCAGTAAATAGACTAGAGCCAAGCATTGTTATAACTTCAAACGGTATCATTCTTTTTCCCTAAAATCGTTTAACTCTTGTCTTAAGTTTTGTCTTATTTCTTGTACTTCTTCTTTGTATTCATCCAAAGTTATAAGATTTTTCATTCTTTTAGTGTTTAAAGAATTTTGTTTTTTTCTATATTTAGTAATAATAGATTGAGCTTGTGTAGTTTTTAACTTAGATAATCTAGATAAATCTGCTGTATTTATTTTAAATCCTAATGTATTTAATGCAGCTTCTGTTATAGTTAATGGGTCTGCATTAGTTCTATATTGTTGATTCATTTTACTTGCTCTTTCCAAGGATTGTTTTACTTTATCCCAAGCAAAAGTATCTCTTAACATTCCTCCGGTCATGGTTTCAACAGGAACAGGTAAGTTAGGAACAAAGTCAGATGCAAAGTCTTTTATACCCCCAAGTATTTTTTCGGTAGTTCCTTTACCTGCATTTTGTATTTCTTTAGATGTACCTGTTCTTGGGTCTTGCCCCATTGCTGCCCTATATCCTGTTATAGCAGGACCACCAAATATTAAAGACCTAGGTAATGGAGATTCTCCAGTTCCCGGAAAATCACCACCAAAATATAAAAGGTCAGCTATAGGCACGGCTCTTGATACATCCATATATTTAGAATCGCCATACTTACTATCATAAGGAAGTCTTATATTTAAATCTACACCACCAAAAGAACCAAATAATTCTTTTTTTCTGTAGTCTTGCATTAGTTTTCTTTCTTTAGCTTCTTCTTTTTTTGTATCTCCTGCTCCTAATCTTCCTGCTTCGTTTAAACCATACATCAATGCAGATGCTGTA